TGGACCGTGAAATCCGGATGCTACCTAACCTCGACGGCACGGGGTTCATCAATGTGGGAAAATCCACAGCGTCACTAAGCAAAGAAGAGTTTTCAGGGCTGCTTTCCATTGTTTACGAGTGGGGCAACCGAAACGGCATAAAGTGGAGTGACCAGCCAGAGTGACCCGATTTGAAAAAGCAGACAGGCTGGCAGCGGTGATATTCCGCAGCCTTCCCAGCATGACATCCCGTCTAGCCCAAGGCTCGCACCGTCTAGCCAAAGAGATAGCGGTTGATGTGTTGGACGAATTGGAGCGGATCGAGCGAGTTGAAAAATCATGTTTATAATCGGATCATTTGACCGCTTCTTTCACGGCTACATCCGCAAGGAATACACGCGCGATTTGGAGGACGGACACGGGCAGTATCTCCCGTGCGTAATTCACGGCCTGCGCGTGGTGCAGGGCAAATGCTTAGAGTTCCAATGCGTCTTGACCGAGTATGGCGCCGGGGCTGGGTTTCTGGCCCCCATTGAAGCTTTCTGCTGGAAAATACCCGACAGGCCCCGCGCTCCAAACGAAGCGGTGGATTACACATACGTTCAGCCGTGGGACTGCTTCTCAAGTGAGTTTGGCGTTCATGCGTTTGAGTTCAATCGCCGCATGAAAGCGCAGATTCTGCCGGATCGACGCGGTGCCAGGTATCGGTTCTCAATCGACTTCACCGGCTCATCGCTGGCCGATATGAGCGAGCAACACAAGCACCTGCACGTTATGGAGCTAGAGGACGGCACGTTAGGTGCCTTTCCAAACAATCGCGTTCTGTGGGTTGAGCCTGCCATGTGGGCAAAACCGTTTGAGGACCGGCCTGATTTCAAGGCGCTGTCTGGCGAATGGATGGCGGAATAACGGACGGTTCATTGATTTAGGCGGTGGTTTTGCTATTGTGTCCGCAGGCTAGTGATGGTGACGGTTTGCGATGCAATGGAACGGAGTGCAGTCTAATCCAGACCGACCCGCACCGTTGCGGTCGCTTATGGAACTGTTGCAAAAAAAGGCAGAACCATACGTCACCGAATATGGCGAAAACCAACTGCCTGGCGCTGGCCAACTGCTGAACAGCATTTTGCGGACAGGCACGGAAATGGTGCCGGGCGTTGGTGATTTGCTCGGCGCGGAAGACCTACAGACAGCCGCCCAAAACAACGACTGGGGCGGTATTGGCCTCGGTGCGCTGGCGGCAATCCCCGGCATTCCGTCGTTTAGCAGGGGGCAGGGGGCGATATTCGCGCAACGGGCCGCGCCGTGCGTGAGGCGGCTGAAGCAATGCCCGCACAATATGCCGACCCATCTACCGGCGCGATTGAGGTTGAGGTATTGCCGCCTGAGCCTGATTATCCCATCCGCGCCTTTCACGGCTCGCCCCATTCATTTGACCGCTTCTCTCTCGACAAGATTGGAACAGGAGAGGGAGCGCAGGCATACGGCCACGGGCTTTACTTCGCTGAGAGCGAGGATGTGGCGCGGGGGTATCGAAACCAGCTTAGTGGCTTTGGGGTGGAGGGCGCACCCATCGACGGTTCTATGGGGGATTATGCGGACCCGGCTGCGCGGGCGGCAAGAAAACTGGCAGAGTTTACCGCGCGAGGCGGCGATAGATTTTCTTTGGGCCAAAATCTTCTTGAGCAGCGCCGCGCTCTCGACGCGAAAAACACAGAGTTTTCGGGCCTTCAGGCGCAGGCAATTCAAGACGAAATAACCGCGCTGTTTTCAGATGCGCCGTTGCCTGCCGTTACGTCGCAAGGGTCTATGTATGAAGTAGGCATTAACGCTGACCCCAACACGTTTCTGGATTGGGACAGGCCGCTGAGTGAACAACCCGCGATGATGGAGCGGTTTAGGTCTGATGCTGCCGAACCGCTGTTTGGTCGCATCCCGTGGGGAGATCGGCAGATTGCGGCACCATCGCCCGACCAGACGCCCTGGCAAGTCATCAAAGAATATGAAGACCTTAGGGGGCCTGCTGGCGTCAGGGAAGCGTTGCAAAATCTTGGGATTAATGGTGTCCGGTATTTGGATGGCAATTCTCGCTATGCGCCTGATTTGTTGCCAGACAACCCAATTGCCAACGAGGCGCGGCAATGGCTAGATGTAGCGCAAGGCGATAGCGCGGAGGCCCTTCGCCAGTTTAACGCCAGCAACCCGATTGAGCGGTTTGCAGGCCCAGAGCGCGATGAGGTCCGCAGGGTCATTGAGGCTGCTGCCCGTCGTCCAACATCCAACTACGTCGTATTTAATGACGACCTTGTCAAAATCCTTCGGAAGTATGGCATCGGCGGCTTAAGCACGACCGTTGGCGCATCTGCCTTGGCTGAAGAACTAGACCGCCGGGAACGCGTATCGCAGTTCTGATTGACGATTGGCCAAAGGCAAGGCATTATCCATCCCGCTCTACGGCCCCGCTACGGCTCAAGCCTAGACGCAAACCAGACTGAGGACACATGGCAGGCGGTCGCCCCTCCAAATACAGCGACAAGCTGGCCGAGGAGATTTGCCGTCGTCTCGGCAAGGGTGAGCCAATGGCTCGCATCTGCGATGACGACCATATGCCAAGCTACAACACCATCTGGCGATGGGAGAACGAGAACGCTGAGTTTCGTGAGCTTTCCGCCCGCGCAAAGCAGAACGGCACTCACTTCCTGGCAGATGATACGCTGCGGATTGCCGATGATGACACCATCGACACGCAACGCGCCAAGCTAATGATTGACACGCGGCTGCGGCTGATCGGCAAGTGGAACGCCAAAGCCTACGGCGACAAACTGCAACAGGAAGTCTCTGGCCCTGATGGCGGCGCTCTCACGGTCACATGGCTGAAACCAGAGTAATCCCTTACGCCCCTCGCCGGGTGTTTCTGCCGTTCCATAACCGAACGCAACGCTTTGCCATCGGGGTGGCGCACCGTCGATGCGGTAAGACGGTGGCTTGCATCAACGACATGATCCGCAATGCGGTGGTGTCCGACAAGCCCCACTATCGAGCGGCCTATCTCGCGCCTTACTTGAAGCAGGCTAAGGACGTGGCATGGGAGTATCTGAAACGATACAGCCAGCCGATCTGGGCCAAGCCGCCAAACGAATCAGAACTGTATGTCGAGCTAATCGGCGGCAAGCGCATCAAGATTTACGGCGCTGACAACCCGGATGCCCTGCGTGGTGGTTATCTGGACGACGCCACGCTGGATGAATATGCTGATATGTATCCGGGCATCTTTGGCTCGATCATCCGCCCAATGCTGGCAGACCGTCAAGGCACAGCTACGTTCATCGGGACACCAAAGGGACGCAATGCGTTCTTTGACCTGTTTGAGCGGGCCAAGACGGACCCGGATTGGTTCCCGTTTTTCCTGCCTGCCAGCGAGACAGGCATTCTGCCGCAAAGCGAACTGACCGCTGCTGCCAAGGAAATGACGCCGGAGCAATACGAGCAGGAGTTTGAATGCTCGTTTGAGGCGGCAATCATCGGTGCTTACTACGGTAAGGACATGGCCGAGAGCGAGCGGGCTGGGCGGATTACAGACGTGGCGTATGACCCTGCGCTTCCCGTTTACACTACATGGGATTTGGGCATCGGTGACAGCACGGCCATCTGGTTCTGGCAAGCGGTTGGCGCTGAGATACGGGTAATTGACTTCTATGAGGCCAGCGGGGAGAGCATCGAGCATTACGCCAAGGTGCTACACGCCAAGCCCTATAAGTATGAGGCCGACTGGGTTCCGCATGACGCGAGGGTCAGGGAACTAGGCACGGGACGCACCAGGATTGAGACGATGCTGACGCTGAAGCTCAAGCCAAAGCTGGTGCCTAATCACAAGGTGATGGACGGTATCAACGCCGGTCGCGTCCTGTTGCCGCGCATCTGGTTTGACCGTGAGAAGTGCAAGGCCGGGCTGGAGTGCCTGCGCCAGTATCGCGCGGACTATGATGAGAAGGCCCGCGTGTTCCGTGACGGGCCTAAGCACGATTGGTCAAGCCACGCTGCTGATGCGTTCCGATACCTTGCAATGGCCTATCGTGAGATTAAGCCGGAAGCCAAAGCGGCAGACGCGCCGATCAAGGGCATCCGCGATATGACATGGGATGACCTGTTAGCTAACCAGCCAGTGCATACGGGTTACGAACGCGCATGATCGTTCTATCGACAAGCGGACCCGCGCACGATATGTTCCCCTGAACGCTTGCGAGGGGCTATGCTTCCCGACGAACCCGAAAATCAAGACGGCATCGACCTCGTTACCAAATGGATTGAGGAAATCAATCTGTCTGAGCGCGAGTTGCAGCCGTGGTGGAAGACTGGCGACATCATCGTCAGGCGCTACAAGAATGAGAACCGGGCAAGGGGTGGTGGCCGTCCGTCTGTAGGCTATGAGCGTCGTCGTTTTGCGATTCTGTGGTCTAACGTCTCGACCCTTCAGCCTGCTATTTATGCCAAACAGCCGGTGCCGATGGTTGACCGGCGCTATCGTGACGAAGACCCGGTTGGCAAGGTGGCCTCTGAGGTGCTGGAACGGGCGCTTGGCTTCAGCCTAGACCAGTATGATTTTGACGGACGCGTGAAGCTCTGCGTTCTCGACTATCTGCTGCCGGGTCGAGGCCAGGTGTGGGTGCGTTACATCCCGCATATGCGCGAGGTCAACGCGGAACAGGATTACGAACTAGGCGAAGGCGTTCAGGACGATGACGACACCGAGGTTGGCGAGGTTGAGACGCCGGAGGCAACCGAGGAGGTGGTTTACGAGGAAGTCCAGTGCGACCACGTTTCATGGAAAGACTGGCTGACTAACCCGGCTCGTGAGTGGGCTGAAGTCCGTTGGGTTGCCCGGCGCGTCTATATGACAAGGGCGGAACTGACGGAACGCTTTGGCAAGGACATGGCCAAGAACGTCCCGATCACGACGACCTCGACCGGCACAGACACGGCCTCGGATGCCCAGAAGCAATCCAGCCAAACCGGCGAGGTCTATGAGATTTGGGATAAGCCTACAAAGACGGCCTATTGGGTCTGTAAGGGCTACACGGGCGGGGTGCTGGACAAGCGTGAAGACCCGCTGGGCCTTACGAACTTCTTCCCCTGCCCGCCTCCGCTTAACGCCACGACGGCCAATGACAGCACCATTCCGGTCGCCGATTATGTCCAGTATCAAGACCAAGCCGACGAACTGGACGAACTGACGGCCCGTATCGGCAAACTGCAAGATGCGCTGCGGATGGTGGGTGTCTATGCCGGTGAAGCTAACCGCGAACTGCAACTGGTGTTCTCGCCGGGTAACGAGAACAAGCTAATCCCTATCGACACGTTCGACCTCTGGAAAGAGAAGGGCGGCGTTCGCGGCCTGATCGAGTGGGTTCCGGTTGATATGGTCATTCAGGTGCTGAAGGGCTGTTACGAAGCCCGCTCGCAAGTCCTGAACGACATCTACCAAATCACCGGCCTGTCGGACATCATTCGGGGTGAGAGCAATCCTAACGAGACGGCAACGGCTCAACGGATGAAGGGCCAGTGGGGTTCGTTGCGTGTCCGTGACCGTCAACGCGACCTGCAACGGTTCTGCCGTGATGCCATCCGGCTGAAGGCTGAGATTATTGCAGAACATTTCAGCATCGACACGCTGAAGGCCATGACGAACGTGAAGCTGCTGACGGCGGCGGAAAAGCAGCAGATCGAACAAATCATGCCGCTGATCCAGCAAGCACAACAGGCGGGGATGCCTATCCCGCCCGGCCTGGCTCCCGATCCGGCAATGTTGGAATTGATGGCCCAGCCGACATGGGAAGAGGTGCAAGCCCTTCTCCGCAATGACGCGCTGCGTTCGTTCCGCATTGACGTTGAGACTGATTCGACGGTTCAACCGGATGAGAACGCGGCCAAAATGGCGTTTACCGAGTTCACAGGCGCGGTTGTCGGCCTGCTGACTGCTGCTGCGGGAATTGTCCCAACTGAACCGAAAACGGCCCCGCTATTTGGTGAAATCCTGAAGCAAGGCGCTCGCACGTTCAATGTTAGCCGATCAATGGAAGATATAATCGACAAGGTATTTGAAGAACTAGCCGCAAAGCCGCCTGTTCAGCCACCAGGACCGCCACCGCCTGATGAAAGCGCAATGCAGGTGGAGCAACTGAAGTCGCAGACGGCCCAAATGCAGGCCCAAATCGAGCAACAGCGGACGCAAATGGAAGGCCAGCTTGGCATGGCTGAACTTAACCTCAAAGGCCAAGAGCTTCAGGTGAAGGCTGCGGCCCTCTCCCGTGACCCAACCCCTCAAGGAATAGCATAATGGCCAACGAACCTTATAACGAAGTCGTCTACAAAGCGGCTGAAAAGATTATTGCCGGTATCGGCACGTCAACGACACCGCTCCCGACCACGGGTATCGGCTTTGTGTCCTCGGCTACCTTCACGCCCACCGCTGCGGCGTATGCAGCCGGTGACATTATGGAGGGCGCAAAGGCGTTTACTCTGGTTGGCCCAACTGGTGGCGGTGCCATCCTGA